TCACATGTTGTCGATGATCGCATCGCCAAACTCTGAACATTTCAGCAGCTTAGCGCCATCCATCAGACGTTCGAAGTCATAGGTCACGGTCTTATTGGCGATCGCCCCTTCCATACCTTTAACAATCAGGTCCGCCGCTTCCGTCCAGCCCATGTGACGCAGCAGTATATGAGTCAAATCATGTTAATCAACTGAAATTAAAATATTTTTTCCATCATTTAGGCCAAAAAATCGGTAAAATCCCATGACCACAAATCGCAGCAATTACATATAGTTAGATTCGGTTTTGGGGAATAGAATTTCCCCGATCTGAGCCGGGGATGTGTTGTGTACATTGCCTGTATACCGCTTACATAATGCGTGGCGTTTGGCCTGGCAGTAGCCGCTCATTAAGCGATCGTTCAACGTATGACAGGAAAGCGGCGCCATCGATAAATCTGTCATACAGCCTTCCGGCAATCGGTGACTCTACCTGGCGCAGGGCGGGATATATCTGATCCCGCCATGCTGAGAAAATCTCCCGATAATGCAGACACAGTGCATTGATGTTGTAGGCGTCGATCTCTTCTCGGCTGATGTTCTTGTGTGACCGCCCCAGATAGCCGATCTGCTCTGGCCGTTGATGCAGTACCTGCGCCTCCATGCGGTTGAAAGCGGCGATATACGCCTCTTTGAACGCGGCGGCCTTCTTGCCGGTGAAGCCCATGACCAGAAAGACAAAGCCGTCTTTGGTCATTTCGTAGATTTTAGATTCACGCTTAGCGCTGTTGCCGATTGACACGGATTGAACATCGGCTGAAAAGTTAGCCGATGCAAAATCGGGTGAGCAATCCAGCGTTTCAATCTTCTGGATAACGTTCTTGTGCTGCTTGCCAAAGAACTCGGCCACCGCAATGGACGTGGTGATGGGACGGTGGTTTCGGATGATGACACTGGGGGTATGTACAGAAAGCTGATGGGTCATTTTTCTGTGTCCTTTCTATTTGTTCAGATTCCCCCTGTGTTCAGCAGGGAGGCCAGGTACTTGAACACCGTAGAAAGGTCGGCCAGCAGTTTTCCCCTTGCGGGTGTTGTATGGTCTGCTCGCTACCCGGCCATATCTGAAAGTATGGACACAAAAAATCCGCATAGCTGTCGGGTGCGGGTTCCGCTTTCTAAGGTGTGTTCAGCACCTGAGCGGACTATACCCCCGACGCCGCGGATAAAACTAATTCCGATTTATGATACTTTACTTACAAATCATAGGAATGCAATAACTCTTCCGGCCGACCACACAGAGCCCCACCTGCTGGCGGCACCTCTCCGGTAAACCGGACGCCAGTGTATCGATACCCAGTGGAGCCAGTAGGCCTCAGGTACACGCTAGGCAAAGAATTCATCAGGATGATTGGCTATTCATAGCTCAGCCCCGGCAAACGCATCTGTACTTCGTCCACGATCCTTTCCCTGACCGTGTGCAATAATCGCTTACGACCACCCACTCCCCATTTCGCCATCTTACTAGCGCACTGACTGATGTCCTTTGTTTCAGTCTTGATGACAAGATCGAGCTTATTCAACCGAGTCATGGCATCAAACCCTTTCCTGACAAAAGACTGAAAGGTTTGATACACACGGATCTCAAACTCAGCACTCAACCATGCCGCATAGCGTATGGCAACTATCTCCTCTGCCCATACTCCCTGACTAATCCCGCCATTAATTACAATAACTGGTTGATTTTGTTCCAGAATGCATTTATGCATTCTGGTCAAGGTTTCAACAAATGCTTTTACCTTCTTAGTTCGAAGGAACTGGCTCGGGCCCTGATTTTCTTTGGCTTGGCCACAAGCTACCGCAGACATGTGGAGATCGTTCAGGCTATAACGCCCCGCTTCATCAACGCGAACGGACACACCGTTTACCAACACGGTTGGATATTTCATTGAGCGTACTCCTATAGAAATGAGCCTTGTTGCCCAGAAACGCCGCCCGCAGAGAGGTCGCCACCTATAACGACGGTTCTCCAAGGCTCATTTCTGTAAGTCTCTGCGATTTACATGCGCCGGGCATGGCGCAGATATAAAAAAACCACCAACGCGGTAAGCGTCAGTGGCTTATTGATACTGTCTCCATTGATGACTGCTCCCCGCCCTGAAGACCGAGGTTTCCCGGGGGCATTCTGATGATCACTCAGTCTATCTTCAGACTACTTAATAGGGGTCGTTGCCTCAATAAACATCCGGTATCCGCCTGAACGCGTTCCTCTGGCCACCACACGATCGATGGACATCGCACCCGCCATGCCATTCGGAAACGACTCATCCAGCGTGATAGGGCTTTCTGCCGCGAGATAGGGGTCACCCGGTACATCCAGAGTGATCCGCCGTTTTTCTCTCACGTTCTTCCGACTGTATCCCGCCAGTGCCTGTCGGGCATGCTGCTCATTGATATACAGGGTAGGTAGACGTCGGTAGGGGGAATGCCCTGACCTCACGTCATGCATCGCGCCAGTTGCATCATCCTGCCATCGGGCAATCATGCCGCCCGAACTGTGTCGCTGTGGCATATCCAGCTCGCAGTTAATAAAACGCGGGGTACCTGGACGATTATCCGGAGGAACCCGCAGCGTCACTGGCTCCATCTCTTTGCCACTAATCGTCGTCGTCCGCCCACGTAAGGCCAGTACATACATACCATCCATCGGCTTTGCCACGGCATCGAACTCCTTAGCCAGTCGCGTCAGGAAGGCAGCATCCGTTTCATCGGTCTGATCAACATGCCCCAATGGGATGGCATCAAGTTCGGGATCAACACGCGGCGTCATGTCATGCGCCTGCACCACCTCCCGGAATAACTGCCCCAAAGTTGGGGAATCCCAGCTGCGAGTGCGCCGTTCTTTAAAGCCTGTCTCATCTTTTCCGGTAAACGGGGCTGACGTGGCGACAATGGTTATCCTGCGCGGAAACAGTCGTGGCGTGATACGGGTGATCGTAAAGTCCCCGATGCGTACCGCCCCTATCTCCTTATAACCCTCAAACCACGTCAGCCGCTGTCCCTCCTCAGGGAGTCCGTCAACGCCCTCGACGTTAACCACCAGTGTCAGTTGGTCACTCTGATGACCGGACGCATCGACACGATCAAATGACTCCAAACGGGCATTGATCATCTTACTCCCCTGCCCCTCACAGTAATGCACCGGTGTGGTACCCAGTCTCAGCTCCATACCCCCTCCCTTTCTTTCGGCGCACTGGGTGGCACCTCCGGCATCGTAATCACCACCCCGGCGGGAAGGATCAGGCCATAGTCATGCAGGTGTGGATTCAGCCTGTAGACCCTCTCCTCAATGGCATCATCATCTCTACCCAGCAAGCGCCAGGTCAGCAACCCTACCGTATCACCATCTGCTGTCCTGACTCTCATCGACGCTGACTCCCCAGTGACGGATTGGCAAACTCACACAGCGAGATCGTAATATCCTGTCCCACACAGGTTCCGTTATGGATCATCTGCTCCCCCTTCACCTCAAACGCCCGCAGGACATACTGGCCGTAGCTCACCCCATCCCCACGTACCAACGTACGGGGCTTGGCCTCATCCCGGATCTTTTTCATGTTTTCGATCTGAGCCTCGCCATCGGTTGAGTACCAACGCCCCGTGAATGTGACCGTATCCAGCTTACGCCCCGTCTGCTGTAGAAGAGGCAGCTCATTTAACAGAGGAATCTCCACCCAGCCACCATCCAAGCTGCGGGAAATACCGCTAAGCGGGTTGCCTCCGGACATAGAGAAGTTGTAGTCGCCCCAGCTAAACTGCTTGTCGGGTTTGGCCAGCGCTTGGTTTAAAAATAAACCCGCGCCCAGATTGGCCAGAAATGAAGTTGAAATGGCCATCAATCACTCCTTAATCCAGCCAGACTGGCATCTGAACGAGTATTCAGCGATAGACCGCTGGACATCAGCGATGGCAAGAGGGTAGACAGTTGAGCCTTAATTTTTTCAACTAGGGCATTGTCCTGCTCCGGATCACCACTGGCTCTGATGTCAAAGCGCAGATCAAACTTATTAGAAATATCGGTCTTATTGGTCTCTTGCTTGATGACCTCTTTAACGGGATCCGCACCGTTGGCCAGCGCAGTTTTATCCTTGGAGAACCACTGCCCGACCTTATCTCCGATAATATTACCGAGTTCCCCGCCCCCCCAGGAACCAAGCACGCCGCCGATAGCAGCCCCAATCGCGGTGCCAATGACAGGAACAACCGAACCCATAGCGGCTCCAGCTGCTGCTCCAGCCCAGCCCCCCGCCACACCGCCAACGATATCACCAGTAGCCCCGCCAATGGCCGCGGTATTACCCGTCTTAGCGGCCCCATAAAGCTCACTGCCAGCCGAGATGAGGCCGAGAGGCCGTATCACTTTCCCTGCCACTCGGCCTACCGATTTCCTGCCAGACGCCAACAGTGAGGCTGCATCACCACCAACATCAGCCACATCCTGAACAACGTCTGATGCTTCTGCTTCCTTTGGCAGCATCATCAATCCAGCGCTTAAGCCAAACAGTCCCGCACCGCGACCCCATCGCCCAAATCGACTACGACGATGAGAGCCAGCATTCGCAATCCGTTCTTCAGCCTCACGTAGCCGACCGAGGCGCGATCGGCTACGCCTACGGCGCCCGCCACGGGCTCCTGCACCGGGTAGCCCACCCGCACCGCTCATGCGATCCAGCTGCCGGTTAACAGCCGCTAGCGCGCGTGCTGCAGCCGAACCTGAGCGGGCGGTGTGGTCAGTCTGTCCACCCAGCTTGGCCTTCATGATCCGACCCGCTTGGAATAAATCACTGAAAATGGACTTCACGCCCTTAAAGACGATCATTCCCGCCTTTAAGGCAACCAGACCGGCACCCGCTTTAACCAGCCAGCCGGCAGTTTCTCTGGCCGCCGATGAGGTCTCCATCAGCTTTGCGCCCGACGCGGCCAAATCAGACAGCGGCTGCACAACCCCATCTATCAACGGCAGGAATAAATCACCAATATTGATAACAAGCCGATCAAAATTGGCCCCGGCACGATCTAACATCACCTGGCGTGTTTTAGCTTTATTCTGGTACTCCAACTCCATAGATCCGGCATAGGCGGTTTCATCCCCGGCCAGTTTCATCGCCTTACGCAGCAACTCGGTATTGGCCGTCAACTTACTGACCGCGCCGACCACCTCCTCCCCAAACAATTGGCTGATGACCGCCGCCTGCTTATCCTTATCCTGCCTGCCGATTTTCCCCAGCACGCTGAACAGGGTACCGCCCGCATCACGCTGCATATCCTTGGCTAAGGCAATCGGATCAAAGCCCAGCATTGCCAGTGTTTCTTTCTGTGCTTTGGTGGTGGCAAATGACTTATTCAGGCGCCCGGTGATATTTTTCATCGCCGTGGCGGTCCTTTCCTCCCCCTCACCACCAGCAATCAGTGATGCCGCCAAGGCCGCTGCCTGACGGTCAGTAAAACCGGCCTTCATGGTGGTGGCACCCTGGCGCAGCATTACCCGCGCGACTTCAGCAGGCTTGGCCGCCATTTCGTTGGAGATGGCATTGGAATAGTCAGCCAGGCGCATCGCCTGATCCTGATCCAATCCCATTGATGAGCGCCACTTGGCCAGTGTACTGCCCGCCTCTTCGGCGCTCATATCCATAGCAACGGACATCTTCGCCGCATCACCGGCAAAACGCAGAAGTTGCTTAACATCCGTGGTACCGTCAGCCCGCTTACCGATCCCTGCCTCACCCGCTGCAGCGACGATATTGGTCATCCCAACCTGATCGATACCCAACTTACCGGCCAACTCCATCATCCCGGTCCGAGTGGCACTTTTCTCCTTCGCATCCCGAAAGTTAACCACCTTGGTGACCCCGGCGAAGGCACTTTCATAATCAACCGCTTTCTTGGCCGCATAAATCGCCGGCGCACTGGCCGCTGCCAGCCCCAAAAGCTCACCAGCCATATCCCGACGTATCTGCTTATTGGCCGCCATCTTGGCCTGCGCATCAGATATCGTGTTCAGACGCTTCTGCTGGCGCTCCATTGCTGCTGTGGCCAGCTCAGTATCACGCTTAAGGCGCAGCTGCTCTGCCCCCAGGGCTTTTGTATTGAGTCCAGCCTGACTCAAATCCTTGGTCAGTGAACCGAGGCGGCGCCCCTGACCCCCTAGGGCGTCGGTCAGCCGTTTAACCTCGCCATTTGCGGTCTTCTGTGCCCGCTCGGCAGATTTAATTTCCTTACCTACACTGCTATACGCCCGCTTTAACTCAGCGACCTTTTTCGTTGTAGCAGCTAAAGCTTCTTGCTGAGCAGGTGTCGTCGGGCCGATAAAGCCCGTCATTCTCTCCAGCTGGCGTTCTGCTGCCTGCAGCTCTTTTTTATAGCCGGCCTGTTTTTCGGTTAAGGACTTAATCGCATTCGCCGCGGTTACAGCTTCATTCCTGGCGCCTGCCAGTGCGCTTTTGGTTCCCTCCATTTCCTTACGTAGTGAGCCAAAATCACTTGCCCGCTTACTGGTGCTGCCCAGTTCCTTTATCTGGCGATTGGTCGTCGCTATCTCTTTGCCCAATCGATCCGCCGCCGCGCCGGCAGAGGCAAATGCCGTACTCATCTGCTCCCTGGCAGATAGAGTTACCGAAAACTTCTTATCCATTTTGCTTTACCCCGAGACGGGCCAGCGCCAGCTCATAGCGACGTAGAGCCGCGGGAACCCGCCAGCCCATAATCTCCTGCGTTGATACCGAGTACACCAGCGGAACCACATCGATCAGCCGTTCGACGTCACTTGGGGAAAGTAGTCCGCTGTTTCTGTCAAAAAATCGGACAGTCTCTGCTGTAGTGCTAGCCAGTCGGGCATATGCAGTTTATCTACGGTGTCCGGCATCAAGCCCGTACAGGTAGCAACCAATTCGCGTTCCCGCTCAAAACCCGCCAGCTCCCGCACGGAGTCTGTCAGACGGACCGTGGGCGGCTTCATATGAAGATGTGTGATCGGCCCCTGCCGCATCGCATCGGTAACAGGTACCAACAGGGGGAAGGTATCTGGAGAGACTCCCCGGGCTTTTGCCGACAGCTGATCACTTGGTGTCATAACCAGCTCATGGATCAGCAGTGTAATGGAGGTGAGATCCGGCTGAGACAGCTCGCCACGCTGCTCATCGTTCAACTCGGTATGCAGCAGGAATACCGCAGTAGAAAAACCATGCCTGTCTTGTTTTGCCTCATCCGGGTCATCCATGCAAAATTTCTTTCGCAAGGCGCGCATCTCACCGATGGTATGTGTGCTCACGGTAACAACAGCGATATCCTCAATGGGCCAGCGCAGGGTGTGCTGATGGGTAAAAGGCGTCATCATTGGCAATCCTCAATAAAAAACCCCGCAATTGCGGGGTTGAATGGTATGAGACTAAAAAAGTATGGCATTAAAACATCCCGACATTACTGCGATGATCAGCGAGCAGATCACCGTCACCCAGATCACAGATGGAGGCCTTACGGCTGACATGCCACTCCTGAATACCGTTGACTACCCGACGCGACTCATCCAGGCTCAGGTTCAGCGTATCCTCAGGCAATTCCCCAACAACACTGCTCGAACGCTCACGACTTGCGATGCGTCCTGTCCAGAACTCCTGGATCGCCGTTTTAACCCCGTCTTCATCCTCCCATGACTCATTGACAATAACCGTAACCAACTGACCAGCATGGCGCCCTGTCATCTTCAGGATATAGGACGAGATCCCCTTTCCTACGATTTTGGCCGTCATTTTTTCAATGCCGGTACGGATGTCTCCACCAATGAAGCTGCCACCAATATCACCCGCCTTTTCTTTCGGCGGCGTAGACTCCCACGATGTCACCTCGCGCTGCAGCGGAAGCCCATCGACAAGGATCCGCAGCATCATGCGCACATTTTGACCGGACATTATTGCAATACTCCATTCAGAAAGGATTCGACAATCCCTACATCCTCACGCAGGTGATAAACCATATGCTCGTTCGGGCTATACCCGGCATAACCGATAACGATATGCCACTCACCGTTGCGGTAGTTGTCCGGTGTATTGAGGGTCGGATGCAGGTAAACCTTGGCGCCAATCAGCTTGCCAGCTGCCGCTTCGCCATCCAGCCAGTTTTGCAGGGAGGCGACTTTCGACTGCATAAACTCTTTGCTAAGAAGCTGTGCCATATCTGGCTCGGTAGTGGAGATCAGCTTGCGGATAATGGCTAACTCAAGGCGCACCAGATTAATAAAGCGTCCATCCAGCGTACGATTCCCCAGCAGCGAGAAGCCGCCCCGGCTGGTTCGGCCAAAGTAGGTCACGCCGTATTTGTTCAGTCGGTCACCGGCGCTGGTTTTATCCAGCAGGTTATAATCAATGGTGCGCTGACACCCGTCGATATAGACATTCATCCGCCCCTTGCCGGGTGCCTCATGAACATCCACCCGCGCAACACAGCCAAGATAATGGGCAACACCGGACATGTAGACATACCCTTTAGCCGCGTTTGACCACACTTTGACAAATGGATCGACCAGCACGGCATCACCATACCCCGTGCCTGCAGTTCCCAATGACTGGGACAGAGATATCACCGCTTCATCGGTTGTGCTAGTGCCCTCAAGCGCAGCAGCTGCGAACAAGCGTTTGCCCATTTTGGCCAGCGCATCATGCACCGCCTTGTGGTTGAAACCGGGAGCAGCAATATCTGTCAGGGTTTCCGGGATATCTGCCGCCAACGCCTCAATCCCTGTACGTCGGCCAGTTAAGGGATCAACACCACCGACAACATTAACGATTGTCCCTGATGCCGCCAACTCTTTCCCATGGATGACAATCGTGCTCTGTGCCGTGAGATCTTCCAGCCTAATGCCCCCGTCGCCCTTAAGCGTCAAAATATTGGTTTCCCCCGGAACGTAGCCCACTATTCCCGTCGCCTTGCCGCTGATCTCCGCATTCCAACTGACAGCTTGGGCACCAACCACGGCATCCAGCAAGGTTGGATTATTCAAGGTAACCGCCATCAGCCCGCTATCAAGGACGGTGGCACTCACAATTACCCCCTCATAATCCCTGTCGGCAGGCAGTACCGAGTTATCCTCATCTACAATGACTGCGTAGATAGAGCACTGTGCAGCATCGAGCATGGCATTGCACACCCGCCATAAGGTACCCCGCTCCAGCCCTGCGATATCAAGCTTGGCCAATGCGGCTTTGTCATTGACCCAGTAGGCCTTATTGCGCGGGATATCTGGATGAGCATCTGGGGCCGTTCCGACCAGGCCAAATACTGCACGACCTAGCGGCCCCATCGGAGACGGAGCTGGCTCTCGGATAATGGATGCGCCGTTGTGCACGAAATTTTCAATGATGGGCATAGATTACTTCCTCTTTACAACAGGCTTAGCAATGAGATAGCCACTGAGAACCAACTGAGTGGCCTCACTCTCACTCATCTCAATAATGGTGCCCGCCTCCTGCCAGTGGCCAGAATTGGGATGGTCGAAGCCGAGCAGCACCAAATACGCTTTTTTTCCCATAAATTTTTCCTAGGCTGGATAATAAAAACCCACTAAAACGGGTTACATGGCCTGATGCGCTATGCCTCCTCGTCATTCAGTTCGGCGGAGGATGTCAAATTAGGCGCTTGCTGTTCAATAAACTCCATACGTACCGCATCAAATACTTTATTCCGCAACTCAAAATCATCTGCAACATTAATCACATAATAATTATCCAAATCCAACGGCACAGGAAAATCAATATAACCATCTGGATTTGTCTTTGGAATGTAAATTGTTTTCATAACAAACCTATTAATTATGTATAGTTGACACCATATATCCTATGAATACGAGAACTTTCAGAACTGATACTCCATAAAGTCGACTTGAATGACGAGGTCGAAACTGACCAGTGTGATCCCTCCATAGAGCGGATACTAATAGAACTTGACAGATTTGTACTTGTAATTGCTTCAATGGCCCACATAGGCTTAATGTCGATTGCAGCATGATTATTACCATCATCAGTAGAGATAATAATAATTTCATCAAAATTTGATGGGTTTTGTGACAGCGAGATATTACCATTTCCAACATTACCACTAAAAAGCAGTGTCCTCTCCCCCACTGCTGCCTTATTAACTTTATCGCTGACTCTTCTTACCGCATTAGCCGTCGCTGCCCGTGCGGTACTGCTGCTGCTGAGGCTGTCGTTCAGTTGAACCCGCCCAGCCTGGCTGGTGCTGGCGGTACGGGTAGCCTCGTCATAAGTGCGTTTGACCGCATTAGCCGTCGCCGCCTGAGTGGTACTGGTACTGTTGACGCTGTCGTTAAGCTGTACCCGCCCAGCCTGGCTGGTGCTGGCGGTGCGCGTGGCCTCGTCGTAGGTACGCTTTACCGCATTGGCCGTCGGTGCCTGGGTGGTGCTGGTGCTGCTGAGGCTGTCGTTCAGTTGAACCCGCCCAGCCTGGCTGGTGCTGGCGAGGCGGTTAGCTATGTCATAGATGCGTTTTACCACGCTGACCGTTGCTGCCTGAGTGGTACTGCTGCTGCTGACGCTGTCGTTAAGCTGTACCCGCCCAGCCTGGCTGGTGCTGGCGGTACGAGTAGCCTCGTCATAAGTGCGTTTGACCGCATTAGCCGTCGCCGCCTGAGTGGTACTGGTACTGTTGACGCTGTCGTTAAGCTGTACCCGCCCAGCCTGGCTGGTGCTGGCGGTGCGCGTGGCCTCGTCGTAGGTACGCTTTACCGCATTGGCCGTCGGTGCCCGAGTGGTGTAGGTACTGGTGAAGCTGTCGATCAGTTGGACAAAACCTTTCTCTGTCGTTGTGGCATCAGGATGATTACGCGATGCTTCATGCACTTTTAATTTACGGTCTAACTCTTCTTTATTTACTAGAACAACTGAAGGATCAATAGTCGGCGTAAGTAATTCACCATTGCTGGGAATAAATCGTAATTTATAGATAAAACTTTTCGCCTCACCAGAAGTAATAACCGGCTTCCAATCATTACTTACTCGACGATACGCATAAAGAACACCATCCCCCTGATTAACTAACTTGCAGCCAATCTCTCGAATAAAATAACCAGCACCATTAATATTATCATCCGCAGGAATATTAATACTGGCAACCCACTGACCTGGATTTTTCAAATCTTGCTCAACAATGGCAGGAAATGATTTGAGTGGATTAAGCAGTTTGGTCCGAGTGATTGGACTTTCACTATCCGGCAATACTCCATCACCTACTTCAATAAACCCAACAGTCACCGGATAGCTCATCTGTTTAGCCAGGGCTTCAAAAGCCTGTCCGGCTGCCGTAACATAACCTCTGTAATCAGTCACGATATACCTCATTATCTGAAATAATATAAGTTTCGGCTTGAATGGCCATCGCTGGATAAAAAACACTGACCACTAATTGGGATTTAAAGGGGTCACAATCAGATATAATCCCAGTTTCAGCATAAATTCCAAAACCTATAGCGACCTCAGTATCTCTGACCAAGGAAATAAAGGATGAGTCTCTAGCCGCTTTATATGCTGCTACTCGGTGCAACACCCGGTAACTCAACTCATCCGTCAGGCTACCTGATTCAAGACCTGCCTCAATCTCAATCACATAGGGACGCAGGCGACGTATTTTGCAAGAAAGGCCAAGATCATTAACAGCCTGCTTTAACCCTGCATCGGTACATGACAAAGACTGAAGCGGCAGTGCCATTGCCGTCGTGTTGCGTCGTATTTGTTCTGAATCAGTAGCACTCCAATCTGCGACCCCGCGCTCTATTGCTAAAGACGGTAGAAACTGGAGTGGCGTTGTTAGTCCATCAAATAGGTTTGGAAACGGCGCAAAAGCATCAACATTACCTACCAGCTCATCCAGTGCCTGCTCGATAGCGATCTGCAAAGCGCTGCGATTATCCGGTTGGATGCTGTCAATCATAGACAACCTCCACACTCACCTGTGTACAGTATGGAGCTTCGCTGATCGCACAAACCAGCGGCGCTGTCGGCTCCAGCAGTTCCGCTCGCACCACGGTCTGCTGGCCATGCGCAATGGCATAGAGCCGTCCTGGGTCAATTATGCCCTCCAACTGTCTGGCCCCTTCTGCATACGCTTCCATTGCCGCTTTAATCGGAGAGGGATCAATAATGCCGCCCGGTGAGTTACTGCCGTGCAGCTTCATCCTGATCGCATAACGACGAATAGTTGGCTTTTTCACCGTAATGACATCGGAAACCAGTGCTACCTCTGGGCGATTCATATAGGAATTGGCATACGAGATTAATTCATCTGATGGCATTCCATCACCAGTCCGCGCCAACAGCCAGCAATCGACCAAACCAGACTCCGCCCGAGCCATCTTTGCCCGACCATCTTTTACCTCTCCAGCTCGGGAGTACTCCGGGAAGTCATAGCTCATAACCACCCGATTGGGCAATGGAGAGGTAACAGTAATGGCTGGCTTATCCCCCAACGTCATCAGATGAAAGCGATAGGCCAGCTCCGATCCTGTCGTGGCAAACCCAAACGGCGCCAGCAGGCAACGGGTTAACAGGTCGATATCTGACTCCATCTGATCGGGGATCGGCGGGTAAGCATCCGGATTACCCTCTTTCACCACCTGTCGAGTAATACCGAACTCTGCTACACGTGCATCAAGATTACTGCCCTTAGCCCATAACAGAAGGATTTGGCGAATCTTGTTATTCAGACGACGCTCACGATTTACAACGACCATAGCGCATGCCTGAGCGATGATGCTGGCAATCTCTGCATCGTTCTCCAGCGTTTCTGTAACAGCATCAACATCATCAGGACGCATAGCTTTTACACGCTCCAGTATGAGCGTCTTAATACGAGACAAGACCACCTCAAACCCTTCAACTTCCAGCACGTCAGGCTCGGAGATCCGGTCAATCTGCGGATTGAATACACTACTGGTCATAGATAGGGACCCTTACTGTGATATCCCCCCCGCGCCAGTGGCCATCGATATAGGCATGAAGACCAGCCTCTTTTAGCTCGAACTGAATTCGCCTGGCGGAAAAATCCAACACACCATTATCTGGGCTCAGCATGGCATCAAACATCTCGGCCTTCAGACGTAAAACCGTGGCCTGATTGGTCAACTGGGCCAGAGCATCAGGAGCATTACTACCAAACTGGCGACGGCGGGGGCGTGCTGTGAGTTGAGTGGTGAAAACCTGCTGCAGCCGACTGGCCAGCTGCTCTGTACCGCAGATAAAGCGGCCTGTTCGTCGATCCATGCCCAGCATAAGACCTCACTATTGTTTCTGGTTGGGCTTCTGCGATATCCCCCGAGGCGTGTTATGATCATGGTTGTTATAAATATCGCGATCGGCGGCCATCGTCCCCTTCGCGTCCCTCACATCACCAGAACACTCAAACAGCGGTGTATCCGCCGTTATCCCGCCAGGTGCGGTGATCGTCAACTTTCCGGTTACCTTGTCCCACTCCTCCATCCCAAGCGCTCCCACTTTGCGGATCACCCGATTTTGATCCGTGCTGGGTAAGGGATATTGATCTGAGGGAATCCCAACAATAGCCACTGCGCTACTGTTGCGATCACATGAGCCATAATTCAGTACCAGCGCCATCTCACCGATACTGGGATACCGACACTCCACCACATCGCCAGCAGCACACGCGAACCACTTAATCGGGGCCGTACGCGCCTTTCCGACAGTAATAACCACCCGCTGACCAATCACTGCCGATACCGTTCCTAGCTGAATGGCATTACGGCCTCGTCGGGCGTTCAACTCTAACCCCTCTTCAATCTGCGTAATGCGATCCAGTAGCGGAGCCAACCTAGCCTCTATCAGTTGTTCAAGCATGGTGCAGCTCCATTTCCTGAACGGAATAACGGACCCTATCCCTCACATCAGGAGCGCTGTTTAAGGACATACCCAAGTAAAGCGGCTGCAGCCACTGAACACCCCGTGATTCAACCCCATCCATCCCCAGCAAAAAGCTGGTATCGCCGTTGACCTGTATCTGCGGCATACCCACCTGATCAGTACTGACCAGTAACATATCAGCAGCGTCCGTATCTACGGCGGGAACCTTAAACAAGGCCCTACGTTCCAAAAGCCGCTCAACCTCCGCCGACAGATCCAGCACCTGTAGCACGGCATTTGGATGACCTTGCGGGATAATGCAATGCGCAGTCAGCATAAAATGGTGGGTATATCGGCCATCATTCCGGCGCGGCCCTGGGTAGGCATCCTCCCATTGGATCAGAATGGTCGGCTGGTCTATCTCTACTTTGCCGAATTCGTCGTATGACTCGATGGCCAGCCCGTCGAAAAGATTGACGCGCAGCCGTTCGACCAGCGCAGCGTGATACTGGCTGGGTGTTGTGATGTCATATGTCATGGTGAACCCCTACCTGGCTCCGCGCGGTATTTTTGTGGCGTGCATAATATTGGCGGTAGCCTTATCCAAGCTGCCATGATGACTGCCATCGAAAATAGATGACCATAGGTTGCTGCTGACCCGCCCACGCAGATCGGTTTTGAAGTGGCGCAGAAAGATATCCGGCATCTGCTCCAGTACCTCATCCTCAATTTTAACCACGATATCGTCCGGGATGGGGATGGTCAGTTTGGTGATCGGGAATCGCTTATCCGTCTCCCGCTGCATATAAACACGCTTACCTTTGCGCAAGCTGACAAACGCCCTGTTGTAATACGCCCCACGGAACATCAGGCCGCCCCGAGTCTTCTTCGGTGTGCCCCTGAACACGTTTGGGCTCAGATCATTCATCCCGAACCAGAACTTCATCTCCGTCATATCTGACGCAGCCGGACGGATATAGGTTCTGACCCTTCCCCGCACTGACTTCTGGTTACGCAATATCAGCGCCTGCTGCAACACCTTGCGTGACTGAGCCATCACCGTCTGCTCCGTCCGGCGCATCGCACGGTGGAATGCGAGAGAAATCGTCGAGGAGCCTAGGCCGGCAAACTGCTCGATGACTGCTGCCATGTCATCATCATCGATAAACAGGTATATCACAGCAGCCACCTCACACCGTTTTTTTTGTAAAGCGGACCCCTGGCGTTGTCGGCAACGACGTATCTCCAGATATGCCCAACAGCAGCACCGTCGTTGTCGTATCCGGATAATCGAGATCCACTACCCAACGCGGACCGTGTGGTGTCTCCACCGCAGCCCCCATAACGTCATCCCGAACCAATCGCTGCTGCAGCACGGTCAGGACACCGTGTTCACTGACGGCTCGGAGAAAACGCGGATGATTAGATACAGCGCCACTCTTGGCCTCCTGCTGGGTACTATCCCAAATAGCGTCAACCGTCAGTATGCTGCCGCTCTTCAACACAAGGTCATAGCGGCATGACATAGCGGTATTGATACGGGTATCCAGCCTATTGATTGCGAGATCAAAGCGACTCATTGAACAAGCAGTGCCTCGGCGTAGCCGCTGTCTCTTACACTGACAAGCTTGCCAAAATCATCGGCATCCTTGGCAGTATCGGCAACCAACTTACGACCGTCCCACTTAACAGCGGCGCCTACGGCCAGCGAGTTATCACAGGGCAGATACCAGACGCCACCCAGTGCACCGCTGAACGCCGAGCCGGCATCAGCTGTTTCAAGCGGTACCACCGTCAGGGTACCGATCTTGATTGGCTTTCCGGATACCACGCCACCAGCCGGGGCAACAAATGACATTTGATTGCCATCACAGACAAAGTTTTTCGCCATTTTATTTTCCTGAGTACGGAGATGTTAAAAAGACAGCCCGCTATAAGGCGGGCCAGGGGGTTACTTACCGGAGGCTTTGACCAGACCTCGGAAGTCGAGGGCCGATACACCAGCATCAATACGCACTTTGGTGACCACACCATCGGACGTGAAGCCCTGCTGCTGCTCGATCCACGGAGAGTCCATGCCATCCAGATAGGCTACCTCGATCGTGTCACCGCCCTGCGCTGCCAGAAACCACGTATCCGTGCTGCTATCAGATAGTCGGGGCTCTCCAATCACCTCAACGAATCCCTTAATCGGATTGACGATGCCGGAATTGGCATCAGCGCCGGGAACCGAGGTACTGTTAATCAACTGTAGCGCGGTATCCTCTTTCTCAATCGGGACCAGGGCATAACCAGGGCGGATATTGAGCGAGCGCCCCTTGCCGTCCTCAGCCTCTGTTGCCGCCTTCTGCGCGCGCATCAGAGCCTTGGCCGATGATAGCGCTTTGATGCTCATAGCAGATTGAGCGCCTGTCAGCAGGTTTTTGTGATCAGCATGGAACAGGGGCTTTCCGTCCGGCATGCTGATATTGCCGGTCAGGATGGCATAGACCAGGTCACCTACAGTGCTGCGCGCTGCAGCCCCCATCATCATCGGGATACGGGTCAGCAAGTCCAGATCATCGTTGATGATGGCCTGACGGGTGATGCTGAAAAGCTCACCATAGGTTGCCAGCTGGATTTGTGCACTGCTCTCACCCACGGTGATGTGTTTATACTCGGCCCCCTCCCGGACCTCCCGCAAACTGCCGATCTCACCAATCCCGATCCGCTTGGCCACCTTGAAATCGGTCAGAATGCCTTTACGGGTCCATTTTTCAAAGGTCTCGTTGGCAGTGTCCCATCCCGCCAGCACCGACTTATTGGCCACATCCAGCAGGATTTTGCCAAAGTCAGAGCTGGTATGGGTAAAGGCCATCCCGACATAGTTAACGGGGCTCATACCCGAGGTAGTGATATTGCGCCCCTCCAGTGAGGCCCGCGCCAGCTCTCTCAGGCTATAGCCATTATAACGGTTATCGCTCTCTGCCTTGGTATGGCCGCAACGGGTCAACAGAGAAGCCCGGATAGCGTCACCAATCAGGTTGCCGTTACCGGCATGAATATGGGCGTTGTTCCCCAACGGCCCCGTCTGGCTGGCCGGCTCACCCAATACAGCCTTGATCTTCTCCTTGGCCATCGCCGGTGAAACATCGAGATCGGCCAGGCACTCCGCCATCAGCTCTGGGAATCGCCCACCGGTCATGGCAAACAGGTCCTGAATCTCGCGGCAGCGGTGCTGTTCGTTCGCCCTGAACTCAGCCATCACTTCATCCTGACTGGGAGCAACAATGGGTGATGCGGCTGGGGTCTGGACGGGTGCCGACGGTTGGCCGACATTCGCTTTGGCTCCGAACAGCACTCGGGCCTGAGAAGGGATATTGGTGAAATCGTTCATTTTATTCTCGTTTACATGAGCTACTGCCGAAATCGGCTGTTCCAGAACGTCGACAAACCCCATATCTTTGGCCTGATGGCCATCGAGCCAGGTATCTGACGACAGTAAAGCGGCCAGCTCCTCACGGGGCTTGCCGGTTTTCTTCTCATAGGTGTTAAGCAACAACACCTCATTGCGATCCAGCCAGTCCGCCATATCCCGCAAATCATCCGCATTGCCGACCGTGCCGGACCACGGCTTATGGATCATCATCCAGGCATTAGCCGGCATATGGACGGTGGCATTGGGCAGACACAGGATGACCGAAGCCATACTGGCAGCCAGGCCATCATTCCAGATATCAATCTGGCAGGTCAGGCGGGCCAGCGTGTTGTAGATGGCAAACCCGTCCATCACATCCCCTCCGGGACAATGAATATGGAGATTGAGCTGCTTGGCTTCGAAAACCCCAGCGTCACGGCAATCAGAAATAAACTGATTGGCAGAAATGCCCCAATACCCGATCACGTCACAGATATAGATTTCAACAGTGGGGACATCGCCGCCAAGGGCGTTGATGGTGTACCAGCATTTGGCTGTCGGGTTATCGCACCCGGGGAGGCCGCTGGCGGATGCCTGCACTGGCATCAGTGCGTTCCGGCTCGCGGTCGTCAGTAGGTTTTTTTTCACTGGGTTGTACTCCTGGATCATTAGCTGGATTGGTATCGCTGATAATTCCGTATTTCTTTGCCCACTCATGCTCGACAACCATCTGAGCCCTGACCTCATCAGGATTGCGGTTACGGGCTCGGATCCACTCGGTCACTGTGCCGGCACCGCCGCGGATGATAGTTTTCCAGCCCTCGGCCTCTTTCAATGGGTCAATCCACGGCATGACCGGTGCCAGATAGATGGCATCGTAGAGGGTTTGCATATCAAGCCCGGGAGGCAGCGTTAACGGATCGCGACTGCGCAGGGTTTCAGCCAACAGCCAATCGCGATAGACAGGGCGCGACCAGCTGGCCACAAACTCATCTTGCAGGACAGTAAACCCCTCCCATCCCTCAACGAGCTCCTGTCGCTGGGCGGAATACGTGCCGTCATAATCGCGCCCAATACTGGAGTATTGGCTACGGGTTCCAGCACAGGCGGAACGCAGCTGGCCTGTCCGCCAGATATTGAGCCCCGTGTTTGGGCGGTCTGACTTGATCACCCCAACATCCTCGCCGGGTTTCAAATCATCAAAAATGGCCCCCGGAGAAATATCAATACTCCTTTTCCTCTCCGTTTCATCTCTGGGTGGGGTATCACCGGAGGCACGGTTTTGGGGGTCTTTAAAACCATATCCCTCTGGAATATCTTTCTTGATAAAGAACGCCATGGAGGCACTGATACGCGCCGCGACGCGTTCGGCTTCTTCCACGGATTTAAGATCAGCAAGGCGGGTCATCACGCCGTGCAACAGTGTGACCCCCCGTAACTGATGCAGACGCTTACGCAGGGCCAGGTGATACATCTCTGTGGCGGCCACCTCTTTAGTCCGGTAACGGTATCCCTGCATTTCACCGGGGTGATCAAACATCACAAAGTAGGATATTGGACACCGCCATTCATCCAGACGGATCCCCTGCCTGACGTGTTCGGCGACCAGATTCATGTCAAATGGCACAAAGTCCGGCTCTAACAGTTCGATAGAGTAAGGCGTGCCTGTGTGATGCTGATAACCACTCACCGTACCCATCAGGCGCCGGCCAAAAACTTCGCCATCACGCAGCCAGGTTCGGCATACCAGACGCTCCATCGCTGGTCGAGTAAACGATCCGGTAGTCTCTGGTTTCAATGACCAGGCACTCCAGCGACGGCGGATCTCCTTGGCGAAATTCTCCATCAGCTCACCATCGACAGCGCGGGGCTGCGGCTCTATCTGAATCCCCTTAGCCCCCACAATCCGCTCTTCCATTTTGTCGAGCAGTCCAATCACAATATCGTGATTCTCATCGAGCGCACGGGCCTGTTCCCGTAAGCTCATAGCCGATATCTGCACCGCCAGATTGGCACCACGCCGCTCCCGCCGCGCGGGATGGGTTCGCGTCGGCATTGCGGCTTCATAGGCTTTCATCCGCAGCCGATCACGCAGTCTGCTGGCAGCCCAGCCAGGAGAAATAACACCGATGACCTTCTCTATTACGGTCATGAGAACCTCGCCAATGAGTAAGGAAGTCGGCGTGGATTAACGGCATTCATGCGGCGTTCTTCCCACTCCATTCTCCCCTTGCGGATCTCGCTGAGATTTTCAGATGTTACAGTTCGCCCCTGGAAGGTAATCTGCTTCCCTGCCAGCACGTCGCGCTCGGCCTGTAAGTAAAGTGCAATCATGCTGTCGATATCGCTCAGTGTCACAGCCAGCCTCCTGATCCTGATGTTATTCCTAGCCAGTCATTGGTCCTGTCTTCCGGCTTTGCCATGCCCGCAGGGGGAGATGATGGGATTGTTGTCTGATGAGTACGGGATACCAACTGCCATCCCAGGTGCTGAACACCCAGGCGAATGGCCGCCAGAGAATAAACCGCGCAGTCGGTTGGCTCATTACGGGCTCCGGATGGCGTTACCCAGTGGTATATCCGGTGCCCCTTAATAACCTCCTGTATCTTCCGCTCGCAGGTAAGTCCCCTGAAGTAGATATCATCTGCCCAGTCAGCGACCGGATGATGCCGGTAACCCGGTAAGGGCCCAGCCATGACGGCCGGGATCTCGCCTATCCGGCCATACAGCACATCCTTGGCAGAATCCGTACCCACTTCGGAGAGATACACCCCCTTACGGTTACGCTTCCGGGGGAAAGTAATAATGGGTTTACCCATCACCGTTGCCCCCCTAATCGGAATATACTTATGCGGGTTACGGCGACAGAACTGATAAACCTCATCGGTGTAGTGGCCACCGGAATCCATCAGCACTAGGCCAATATCCAGCACCTCACCAGTAGACTTGATGAACTGACGGGAAAACTGCTCATGCAGCCGATCCCAAATTTCTGTGTGTGAAAGGTTTCCATACAGCCGCCGGTAGTCCAGTACCCAGCTCTCCTCCCCTTCTCCCCAGCCCGTTACCTCATATTCTAAACGGTCATCCTGAGTGTCTGAGCCGATGGTGATGTAGAGCACACCATCCGGCACCGGGTGTGGCCAAATCTCCCGACGGGCGGCGATAGCCTGCCAATCGAGTTTCTCCCCCGTAGTATCTTCCCAGGTTTCACCCAAGGTCGTATTCACGAAGGTTTTCAGCTTGCCGGGGTCATCCTTCGCCTTGATAAAATCTGCAACGATCCGGCCCCATGTCGTCAGTGGACTGTATGCTGTCCAGATATGGAAGGTGACAGACTCTGGGGGCGCAATGGGCTGATCATCACTGTCGAACCAGTCAATGGCATCGCGCGTCCAGATCCCGGTACGCTCACAGACCCAGCGTTCTACCGCTTCATAGTCCATTTCATGCTGGCGTATGACACAGCCCGATGCCTCACAAAGATAAAAAACGCTGCGGGGATCATCACCATCCCACTTCATCCCGAACTCAGCGTCTTTAGCGCCCCATTTTAAGAACTGCTCAGCACCACAATGTGGGCAGCGGATGTGATAGCGCATCAGGTGTGGGGACTCGTTCGCCGCACGCTCTATCTGACATTGCCCCTTAATCTTTGGCGTAGAGCCACGAATGGATTTGGGATGGGTCGACCCCTCCATTCGCTTATCCCCCAGAAATGTCGGGGAACCCTCTTTTTCAATATCATTATCGAACGCGGCCAACTCATCGTAGATACCAAAATCAGGCGATGCCTCACGGTAATTCTTGGCAGCCTTTCCACCCCGGACCTCTAGCCCGCGCCCATTGGCAAAGCGCTTGAGATCCAGCGTGTTGTCCCTGTGCTTTTTACCTAACCAGGGAGAGATAGCCCGCATCTTTGGCACATCCCTGATCATTGGTTCAACGTGCTTCTTAACGAAAAGCTCTGCATCACTGTCAGTGGGCTGCCAGATAAGGCCATTACGTTTCTTATGCTCAAGCAGATATGCTGCTACGCCCAGCAATATTTTGGTGTAGCCAACACGCGCGGACTTCACCAAATTAACTTCCCGGATATCGTCATTGGCCATAGCATTGATAATGGCCACCTGAAATGGGATCGATTTCCAGCGCCCCTCCTGATAGGAGGACTCTACCGGCAGATAATAATTTTCATCCATCCACTCAGCGGCTGTCTGCACAGGAGGCCGGTATAATGCCGACAGACCAAGATTGACCGCAGCAACCAGATTATTTACTTGTGCTGTCGATATATTCATCCAGTAACTCCGGCAGCAGGTCACCCAGGGCGGCCGCCTCGTTACTGGCTATCACCAGCTCACGCTGAATACCCTCGATATGCTTGGTCTGCAATTCTGGATAGCGACGGCGTATCGTGAGCGGAACGGTATCAAGCAAGCTGCTTACCTTGGCTGCGATTCGGATCAACGCAAACGTCGCAAACTCAGTCGGAACCTGATGACGTTCGGCGATCAGGTTCTCCCTGGCGGCTTTGTCGGCCTGCTCCTTTGTGAGCCGCCACCGTTGGTAATCCAATTGATCCTCACTCATATCCTGAGGGGCGGTTGGTTGTTGTTTCAGGGTCACATTCTCTACCCGGTTATCCACAACCGAACGAACATCAAAATAGACATTTCTGCCTATCTTTTTTACCGGGATAACACCCCATTTATCAAACGCCTGCACAGAAATACCCAGGCTTGCGGCCATGTCCGATTTTTTCAGCCAGCCAGGGGCGGGACAGGACTTATCCGAGGGGTCTGACATAGAAACAACAACCTCACTTTTGGAGAGGGTCATATGTAGTGAAATGGTGCGGGTCTAACGCCCCGCAGTCTTCTGAGGGCCAGGAAGGACCCGCAACCCGGGGGGCGTGGCCTCCTGCTGACGTGCCAACTCAGCCGCGCGCTGCTCAATCCGCACCATTCCTGCGTGCGTCTTCGGGCAGAACTGGACGATGTGTGTTCGGGAACCACAATAGCTGCAGCGCTTCATTGGGCGCCGAATGAATGGCGGACGTTTCATGATTACCTCCACAGCAAAGCCCCGGCATAGACCGGGGCCTATCATTCTCAGATCGGGCTTACGCCAGCCCTCTCATGAGAGCCTGGCGAGCACTCGCATCCCCCCGACAAATACATCTGACCGTATCACCCGTTAACGTGGTGATATACGCCTCATCACTCTTTGCGATAGAAATATTCGGCGTATTACCGCGCCGGAAATACTCAACACTGGCAGCCTGCTTAGGATCTTGAGGATGAAACTCAAGCCGGTACATACTCCCCAAAACATGCACCTCTTCAACACATCGACCGTCGTTTGTTACCGTGATTTTCTTAAGTGCGTACATATAGATCTCCTTTCGTCAGTAATAAAAAAAGGCCGCCTAAGCGACCTGTTAAACATCAACCAACAACGTTATGAGGTATGGCATGAATAGCAACAATAAAAGCATCCATTTGCTTTGCTATACCCTAATCTTTTGGCTTCCTGCACTGCTGGATCACACGAGTAAAATTCCCCAAGGTATGCACGGTTATGCGGCTCAGGCATATGTGAACACCCCAAAACATGAACCTCATGATCACCATTAGCTTGCTTATTCTTATTTACATAATAAGTAGCCAAAGCCATTCTCCTTTAGTTAGCCATTCACAATATCAATTGATCGCAACATCAAAATAATAAAACGACCACTGATTAATATGGGTGAATTACTCTAAAGGTACGATGACTCCAATCACAAATTCACTGGTATTGCATTACAACGCACAGATACAACAGAAAACTGGAGCTCCTGGGTGCATATCCGAAACTGTCAGGACAGCGCCACCCGCTCCCGCACCCAACCATACAGAAATGACTCGTTTTGCACCCGCTGCTCGGCCAGCGCCAGATAACGATCGCCCTGACTGCAGTTCAGTGCCCGCAGCAGCACCAGTTCCCCCTCCGCGCCTCGGGCATCCAGATAAGCACGCAATGCAGAGAGCGTACGTGGCCCAATCACCCCATCGGCGCTGATATCCGGGTACAGACGTCCGCCATCGTTAAAGGCAGTCAGCCAGCGCTGCAGCCACTTGCCGGGAACCGATGGTCCCATATTCACCCCGGTATCCAGCAGCTCGGCGGCCACCAGCTCGGAATAGTCTGCCACCAGGTCAAAGCGGGGCCCTGACCAATAGTCGCTCTCATAGATTTCCAGCGCCTGCGCCCGCGTCAGGTTGCGCATATCGCCGGTGTAGCCGTGGGCACGGGCCACCTTCTCGGTGATCCCCCAGTTGGTTGGCCCGCCCTTGTCGTGGGGGTGATCGACATACCCGCCCTCACGCCCCAGCAGAGCATTGAAAATTTGATCCTTGGTGAGTGCCATAATTACCGCTCCTTGTCTGTCGGCATCCCCAGCTTGCGCTGCAGGATATACATCGCAAAACGCTGGATCTGCTGCACACCGATAAAACCTATTGCACCGCCGATGGCCGGGGTCAGCGACTTCGGCAGGCTGAAATAGTCCAGCGTCGCCACCACGGTCAGCGTCAGTGCGCCGCATAGCACCCCCTCTAACGCCGTTTGCTTCCACCCACCTCCCTGATACGTCACCCGGACAGCCGCCGTCATAGCCGCCAGCAGAACACCGCCTACCGGTGTGTCGCCCTGCCACCAGCTCTGTAATAGATCTTTCCAGTCCAGCCAGGTTTCCGGGTTATGGTGCATAGTCGCCATCTCGTTATCCCCTCTATGGGGTTCAGATATAAAAAAACCCCGGCGTTTGCCAGGGTTCACGATTAAGGGTAACTGACTAATTTTGATATGTATCTTCCCTGAAAAAATCCTGTCCACGTTCAAATAAAAAAAGCGAAATGGCCAACAGACCAATATCGTGATTTTTCACTATAATATCAGTCAGTTGTTTTTCTATAGAATTTATTGCTTGCCGCTTATCTTCTGGAAGAGAACGAACAATTGACAGGATATAAGTATATAAATGATAACTTTCATCATCGTTTTTCATCATACATCTCCGCCAGGGGATGGTTAGGCATATCACTAATATCGTTAGATTTGAAATAGATTCAACATCATAATATTATGATGCGAACTATATTCATGCTGCATATGTAATCAAAATGAGCCCAGAACTCGACAACAAGCACATAACTGCCTGAGCACTTCAACATCCACCAGCCCCCTCAAGGAAGCGGATTTCGATGATTAAGCGGTGTGACGTAGTAACCACTCTTAACATACTACGATAGTTTTTGCGTACGCGTTAGTTATTTTGTAATCTTAGTTCGTTGTTAGATTCCTATATTGGCGCGGTAATAATTACATTGGGTGACAAAACATGAGTATGGAAATTCAACAAGTTATAGTTCACGAGTTGATTAAAGAAGCAAAAAAGGATTTTGATTACTCAAAACCCTATCACCTCCGGGATACCCCTTTAGACAAATCCAATCCGATTGTAATTAAATTAATTAATGAAATTTCGTCGTTATATGGTACGAAGGGAAACTCAGCACATTACGGCGTATTTAAAGAAGAAATTACAGAACAGGGGCCTATCCCTTCAAAATTCAATGAATACTCGACCTGTCACGATAGAAGCGATGAATTATTCGTTCCATTCTCCATTGATGTTATGAAGCAATTAGTTAAAACAGCCAAAGAAGAAATATGGTCTTCAGGCGGATTTATTGTTTTCTGTGATTATATGATTAATAGCTCACGTTTCTTTTTAATTTCGATGATTAAAAAGAAAAATGGCGTAACTATAAGTACAAGACTAGAACCAGAGGAAATGATTCACCTAGACTTATCAAAAATACATCAAGCAGCAAGGATTAATTTTAGTTTATTTGAAGAATATAAAACTGCAAGTGAAATAGATAAAGCCGACTTCAGCTATTTAAGCTTCGTAAGTAAAGGTGTCGGACAATCAGCTTCAGCTTATTTCATTGCAGCATTAGGATGTGATAAATCACTTGCATCAGCTAAAGCAACAAAACGACTACCGATTGAAGTTAAAAGATTTTTCAGCAAACGAGATGAATTAAAAAAACATGCAAACAAATTCCATCAAGAAATAATCGCATATCTTGACAAGCGATCATCAGAAGACAAATCAGCCAAACTAAGTGACATTGAAACAATCGCGGCTTCCCATATGACCTACTTAGACGATATAAAAAGGGATGATTATGTTCATGAACTTATGTCTTACTTAAATAGTGAAGATGTCAGAATCCCTGTAGAATTTGTCATAAGCAAACGCTCGTTGAAAGAAGTAAAAAACCTATCATACAAGGGAAATGATATCGGATTTACTTTTGAGAGAACTCTTCTTGGCGCAACGGCAGATGATGATGTATGGTATGATGAGGAAAGCGGCAGGCTATCTTTCACTAACCTACCACAAGATATGAAAATAAAACTTAGCCAGGCAGTTAAGGATAATTTAAAGCTCAGAGCAAATGAGGGATAAATGGACAATTTTACAGCAGTTGTAGAGCTTTACAGGGCATCATCGAAACCAGCCTTCGATGGCCGCTCTTTCTCTGCAACTGTTGCTCTGAATGATAAAATTAAACAACTCATATTTTCATTAGCCAAATCAAATCGGGCAGCAGGCTATTTTGAAGATGTTGACATTGATGGGGAATTTATTGATGATGATGAATTAGAAAATATTTTAAACTTTACAAGTAAAAATATATCTTATACTTTCGTTACGCCACGAAACAGTGCAGAACGTTTTTACATGTGTATAGATGACTTCCTTTGTATAAACACCCTAAAAAAAGGAATCATTCCTGAGCATTTCTATATCTCAAGTGAAGATTTTTACTCACTAGATGAAAAAAAACCATCAGCGATAATAAAAATAGAAAAGCTTTGCTCCGCTATCATATCATTATCCAAAATTGCACATTTCCATGACACAAAATCTGAATCATCAAATTATAGATTGGTTTTTGTTAAAAACTCAGATGCAAAATCTGTATCCATAGCTCTTGATACGTGTTTAACTCCTCAAATGTTATCTTCTGCCAGTATAGATGACAGAGTTCTAAATAGTTTTATTGGACATGACGCAAACACAATGCCACATTTTGCTGAAAAATTAGGAATTTTTCGCAATACAATTGTTGAATACGTATCAGATAATAAGTTAAATTTCGAAAACTTAATTTGCAACTGGACTGATTTCCTAAAACTTTTCGAAAACAATTTATCTACTTACATGAGTGGATTTTCGTTCCACAAAGCAAGAGAAGATGTTGCATCAGCAGAGGCTGATTTTGCTGAAAAAATATCAAAGCTAATTACAGATCTAACTAATAAAATCTTATCCATCCCGGTATCATTATTAGCATCAATTGGGCTACTCAAAGTCGCGTCCACTTACGAAATGGGGTTAATATTGCTGGGTATATTATTAACATCCTATCTTCTTTATATTGTTTTAGTTAATCAAGAAAAACAACTCAATCATATCATTCATGCAAAAGAAATTGCTTTCAAACCATTTACAGCAAATAAATCAAGCTATCCAGCCGAGTTAAATAATGATATTGCTGAGGCTTTGAGCGAACTATCAAAAAGCCAAAAAAAATGCCGTAAGACAATTCATCTGTTTATGCATTTATCTTGGTTGCCGAGTTCTATAGCGATAGTAATTTTTATCTCAAAAACAATAAGTTAGTTTATGGATATTAGACTCAAACAACCATCAACAAACCCCATGGCTGTCTGCAGCTCCTTCCTGACAGTCCCATCGGAACACATCCGCTTTTTAGCAATAGTGCGCAGTGAAATACCAATCACAAAATGAGCAATTATCAACTCATACTCTTTTGGCTTATATTTACGTAACCGCGCTACACAGCCATCAATCATTATGCCCTCATCGTCATCACACTGAATGCGCGACTTCTTCCCATGAGGGAGTAACCCCTTAAACCCCGCAGCAATCGGCTGCCAATCAACACCACTGCTATCCGCAGCTGCCCATGCACCCCACCGGTCTAATACCTCGTACATATCACGCATCAAAGCTCTCCACACATTAAGCTGTAAAAATCGCGCCGATACCCAGCGCACGGTTTAGGAATTGCACTAGCAGCCTCACCTGGCTGCCGTGTTGCCGCTCCCAGGTACTGACGTCCCGGTGCAACTCGTCGTGACACCGCCGGCACAGCGGTATCACAAACAAATCATGCGTCTTAGTTCCTATGCCACCCAATCCCAACCCCGAATTGATGATGTGATGTGGGTCATCGGCAGGGTTTCCGCACCCGCAGCACGGCTGTGTCTTCACCCAGCGCGTGTATTTACCACTCTCCCAGCGCTGAAGCTTGGGCCGCAGCATAAACCCCGCCGCCGGTGCCTCATCTGCCGCCAGCTTGATCACCGGCTGTGGGATAACGGCCTCTACGGCCGCCCCCCTGTTTGATTTAAGGCTCACAGGACTCCCCCACGCAGTTGTCGTAATCCATACGCGGATCACCACTGACACGCTGAGCACAACGCACATGGCGCGATAGTTCGTTACGGCGCACCACAACCCTGCTTATCTGCGCCGCATCGGCAAATTCCGCCGCCCTGGTCAGCTCAGTAAGCGCTCGGCGATACAGCCCGCGAGATACCAACTCTTCTGCCCGCCGGCAATGTGCATCGGCCATAGCCGAATTCTCTCTGCTCATACTGCTCCCTCCCCTGGATTCCCTCGCAGTTTCTGGCGGATAGCTGCCAACGCAGCAACCCCGACCGATTGGTAATGCTCCGCGTTCCCTGCCAGCTCCGCCGCCGTCTTGGGCCTGCGGCAATCGGCAATTCGGGCCACCGGCTGTGGGATCACTTTTCCGGCCGCTATGTCCTTGGCCCACTGCTTCATCTGCGCCTTGATCGCCCGCAGCACCTCGGCCTCGGTGTAGTTGTACCGGTACATCAGTTGGCGTACATCCAGCACCACCCAGTACATCACCGGGTGTGCCCAGTCGAACGTCTCCGGCGTGGCAAAACGGTGTTTATCGCGGGCATAGCGGTGGAACTCAGCCAGCACCTCATCGTCAGAGGGCAATCCACCCGCCCCCCGCGCTCCCTCACGGCACCACGCCATGAAGCGCCCGCAGGAAGGCCAGAAATCCCCGCCGTGTTGGCGGGCCATGCTGACACCGGCCCTCACCTGCTCCAGCGTCGTAATCCCCCCTTCGGCGAATGCTGTAATCCACTGGCGCTTCATCGCCGCCACCTCATCCGGCGCGCCAAACACCGTATTGCGCGCCGCCGGGAACAGCAGCAGCAGATTTTCAAACAGCACATCCACCAGCTTTTCAGCGTTGCCGTTCACCACCCGCGCCTGCAGGGGCTGACCAGCCATGCGGGACAGTGCGGCGGCATCCCGGCGCTGTACGGCAGAAACCAGATTTTTCATAGCACGTCCTCCCATCCCTGCGCCGTGTTCCACTCCGCTCCCAGCAGGGTTTTCAGTGAGCGATCCTGCGCACCGGCCCCCGGTGTCAGGCGGATCACCAGCTCATCCCATTTCTCACGCAGCTTTTCGGGGCACTTGACGTTTTTGTACCAAAACTGATCTTGGTTTGCCCGGCCAAACAGCCTACAAATCTGCCGGTGGGTACGCCCATCCTGCTGGCACATCAGGCGCACCTCGTTAGCCCAGGCCGCCCAGTTGGGCTCCTTCGGCCTGACCACCTCCCCATCGTCCTCGGCTGCCAGCTCGTAGAGCCTGAGCACCCTGCCCCAAATCCATTTGGCGCAGGTCAAATCATCCTGCCTGCCCCACAGGCGCTTTTTGGCACTGAACACCACCGCATCCGGATGACGGGCCAAAAATTCATGATCGCGGTCAGACTCGTCCGGTTGCGCAGCGTCCGGACAAGAAGATCTTTTTACTGACGGATCTGTTTTAACTGACGGATCGGGGTCAACCATTGACCCCTTAACGGGGGTGTTTTTACCAATGGTTGACCCCTCAACGATTGGGGGGTCAATATTTGGGGGGTCAACCGTTAACCCCTCAACCGTTGAGGGGTCAATCATTGGGGGGGTAACGCGCCCACCCCGCTTTTTGGACTTGTTGGCCATGCGGGCCGCCGCTGCCGCCTCCTCCAGCTTATCGACATTGATCTGGTAAACATTGCTCAGATCACGCCCACCAGACTTACGAGCAGTCTTAGTCAGCCAGCCATCACGCGCCAGCTCATCTATCGCCGCTGAGACTGTAGTCTTGCTCCTGGCACCTATCTGACGCTGGATAGTCTCCACCGCCGGCCACGACAGCCCCTCATCGTTGCTGTAATCCGCTAACCGAGCCATCACAGCCACGCGGGAAAGGATCAGACCAGCATGGGCACACCCTTCCCATACCAGACCATGCAATTTGCTACTCATCGCATACCTCCTTGTTGCTGTTCAGCGAACGATCGACAAGCGCTGAGGCGAAAAGACCATCGTTGATGTAGTCATGCAGGCTATGAGCCAAGGGAGACTGGGAAGCCACCAGCATGGGGTACAGGTGAGCCATCCACACCCGGTGGATCTCTGTCATGTAGAGATATACAGCATGCGCATTGTGTGCGGGGCCTGGTAGCGTTGGTACGCCGTTTAGGGCCCTTTCCATCTGGTTAAAGGCGGTGATGTAGGCTTCTTTGAACCGGGCCGCCCGCTTGCCGGTAAAGCCCATAGTCAGGAACGCGAAACCATCGCGGGTGATTTGGTAACAGGGAAGTTTGCGTGTACCGCCGTTCGGCTGGATTACCGAAATCGATGTCTCCGCAAAATTGCGGGCACAAAACTCAGAGGAGCACTCAAGTGCACGAATCTTTTTCAGTACGTCATCGTGACGCTTGAGGAAATAGTCGGCAATAGCGACAGAAGAAGTAACGACCTGACCGTTGATAACGGTGATTTCAGGGTGATCGGGGACGGGGAACGTAGCCATGATGGCAGCCTCTTGCGAAAGTGATATGTCACCACCGCAGACGCCAATCTGACTGGTGGTGAACCGAACAGGGTTGGCGTAACCGGTCGCAAGAGAACCCGGCGCATCTTTCGATGCCCCTGCCCGGCCCACCATAACTTGGATGTAGCCGTGCATCGCACACAAAAAAACCGCTACAGCGCGGTTGTGCGCTCTTACGAATTCCGGGACGCCAATCCCGGCAACGGATTTTGCCGTTGCCTTTCCAGTGTAGCGCCCGCAATTTAAAGAATCAACATTTGACTTCCGATTTAATGTAACTACACTAATTGTATGAAAATTGAATATGACCAGAACAAGCGGGAGAAAACGCTGCTGGAACGCGGCATTGATTTTGCCAGAGCCAGTGAAATCTTCGCGGGGATGCACTTCACCGCCGAAGACTGCCGCCAGGACTATGGGGAGATCAGAAAAATCACCGTAGGGAAACTGGATGCCAGAATTGTTGTCATGGTCTGGACGCCACGCGGTAACGGGCGGCGCATTATCTCTATGAGGAAAGCCAATGAGCGAGAAATTAAAAGATTTGAAAAGTACCTGGGTTGATCCGGATGATGCACCAGAGCTGGATGAGGCGTTCTTTGCCGGTGCAGACCTGTATGACGGCAAAAAACGTGTTCGGCGCGGAAGACCATCGTCCGATAAACCAACCAAACAATCCGCCACTATCCGGTACTCCCCGGAGGTCATCGCCGCATTCCGCTCAACCGGACGTGGATGGCAAACTCGCATGGATGCCGCCCTCAAAGACTGGTTAACGCAGCACAACCCGGCGGATGTCAAAATCTGATCGTACCTACCCACCCGCCTGTGGGCGATTAACCGTTGCTCAATCCTCATGCGCACCTCCTGAAACGGGCGTTGAACACAACCAAGGCCGCGTTAATCCGCCAGCCACAGCCCGGTTCAGTGCGCAGATAGGTAACCTGTTGCCTCTCTGCGCACGTCGCAACCACACGCACGGTATGCCCATACACGTCTTGGTACAGATGGCCGACTCGCGGATACTTAGCCATGATCCCCCTCCCGTAAAACGCCCCCCAGGCGATACCCACCGCCTCGCGGCTGACTACCAATCCCCGGCGCGGTTGGTTGTTGCCAGGTGTCCCCTGCCCCGCTACGATTTGCTCATAGCTCAGACGGCCACCGGCGATCCGGCACCGAAATTGCGCCCGAGGGCGGTTTGGGCTTAGAATGTCCATGCGTCTTAATCTCCACACGAGTTATGCGCAGGCGCACTGGGACGGCATTCCCGGTGCGCCACCCACACCGCTGAATCATCAGCAATAGCGGCCCCATTCAGGGCCATGAAGGCAAAGAACCCACACGCGTGATGGCGCATCTTCCGCCAGAACAGCGTCATTAACGCCTGCTGTTCAGCGCCACAAATCACACCGTCTGCAGCAGCCTCCACTTTGGCTTTCGCCAGCTCACCATCGGCGACCAACTCCCGCATGGACTGCTCGTACAGCTCCACGTTGTCGATCTGCTCCAGAACGGGGATATCAACCAGTAATTTCCCCCGGCGCGCGGCGTGGTATTCAGCCAGCAGTGACGTCCCAGAGACATCCTCCATCCGCTCTATCTCTGCCAATGTGAAGAACCGACTAGCGCACTTCTGATCCAGGTGATTGCGGAACGCGTCATAGGTCATGCCAAGCTGTACGGCCATCGCTTTCTGGCCTCCCGGGTACGCCCGACATATCGCTTTGATCGTCGTCTTGATGTCTACCATCGTCTTTCCCTCTCGGTAGTTACTGATCGTTATTCCTTCAGGTATTATTTTTGATACATGGCGGGGTTATATTTCATAACCCCCTTGGAGATACGCTCTACTTTCAAAGCCTGCTTTTCAGGGATGATTTCTTTCCAGCGGCATACCGCTGGGTGTGATATGCCTAAGGCTCCGGCTGTTTTTGAAACACCCCCAAAATGAGCTATCACCGCTGATTTACGCATGGCTCCTCCTCGTTATCTGATGCCAAAAGGTAACAAAAGGTACCATAAATAGCAAACAACAGTTACAGCATAAGCATGTAACATTGGTTACATGAAAACAGAAATGAAAGACAGAATCAGATCCAGGCGGATACAGCTCAACATCACTCAACAGGCTCTAGCCAAGCGGCTCGGAGTCAGTCGCGTATCTGTCACAAAGTGGGAAAATGGAACAACTAAGCCTGATGGAGAAAACCTGCATCAGCTGGCAGCAACCTTGCAGATAGCACCTGAGTGGCTGCTCTATGGAAGCAGTAGCGCATTCCCGGATGAGATAAAAGATGACACCCGAGTGGTCCCATATCTAAAACCACCAGTTGCCGTACCTATTATTTCTGCCATTCAGGCTGGGACATGGACTGAAACCTACGCAAGCTCAAAACATTCTGACGTCATCTCCTGGACACAGACAACGGCCAATGTCTCCGATGAGGTTTTTGGCTTAGTTGTTCGAGGTGAATCAATGACCAACCCCAACGGACTTCCCTCAATACCAGAAGGATCTATCGTCATTGTCGAACCACATTATGGTCAGGTAGATGATCTATATGGAAAAATAGTTGTAGCTGTTCTAGATGGCTCATCTGAGGCCACAGTAAAAAAATTAGTGTGGGACAGCCCCTACACATACCTTATGCCGTTAAATCCGCTCTTTAAGCCAATCCAGATAACCGGAAATTGCCGTATCGTTGGAAAAGTCGTCCAGATAACACAAAATATCTAATCCAATAAATCAGTTGCAAAAGGCCAGATCCTCATCTGGCTTTTTTTCATACCGAAGCGTAACTAAAGGTACGTTTTGAGCTTGACGCAAATAGTAACTAAAGGTACATTCGATGTTATCGAAGGTACTAACAAACAGGCAGACGCCAACAAGGCTGCTACCGATGGTAAATGGATAGCAAGATGATTCACTGGCAGCAAAAAGCGCCCTACCGGACGCTCCGCTCTTTAACAATCAAAACCATGCACTCGACGTTGAGCGAAGAGATTCGCATAACTCAGTTCCCAGGCATCCCCAGGCATCACGGTGCTATGGCATCCCTGGCAAGCAGCGGACAATGTCGAGTGCAATCAACTGTCACCAAGGGAAACCTAATGTCAGCTAAGAGCGATGAGCGGACTACATTCCAGAGGCCTCGATAGAGAGGGATTCAAATCCTATTTCCTCATTTATTAGTTCAATATTAGCTCTGGGTATCAGTTTTTCTATTAGAGTAAATGATACATTAATAGCTGTTGCCGGACTTTGAGCCTATCCCGTTAGGTAATAGATGCTGGTTCCAACTGGTGTTCTGACTGCGAGCAGATCAACCGGATTACATGGATCGGAGCATTGAGACTTACTGTTTTAAGCACCGATGTTATCAACTATTGAAATAGACTCTTAGTATTTCTCGTGGAAATTGACCTCTTCAAAATTTATTTCAAATAAGTCATTACTTTCCTTCCCTTTATAAAAGGTGATTTCTTTACTATAAAAACCACTTTTTATTATTCTACTTCTTGCTTCTTTTATACTATCATCACTAACGCGACACCCAAAATAAATAGCTTTGATAGCATCTCTGCTCAGCCTTTTAAAAAGAATAACGTCACATATATTTCCCCGCCCTTGATGGATAGCCAGATACCACTTTAAAAGTTCTCTATCCTCAGGGAATGTGTATTCAACTTTGTATAAGTCCTCATGAACGTGCCTAATAGACAATCTAGGTTCTTGAATATCTTCTATTTTTTTTAGCAGCCTCACCAGTCCAACATCAGCTTCATCGAGGGTAAGCAGATACCTATATTCTTGCTCATACTCCCAAGGGGTTCCTTTTACCGTGGCAAAATGCGTGTAAAAATTATCTTCAAAATATTCATAAATCGCTGTGTCTGGAATATCCTGCCCAGGCCTAATATTAGTGTATTCAACCTTTATTGGATGTTGCTTCGATACACCACATTGCCGATAAGTTAAATGGTGATAGTTAAATATTGGATGTTCGTTGGAAACTTCGATAACTACACCTGAGTGGTCTTTTGCATAATGAGACCACATCAGCAAATTTTTATGGTTTTCTGTTAAAGAAATTATCCCAAAATTTTCAAGTCCATAACGGAGGTCATTTTCATAAGAAGAACGTAATTCATCATCATCAGGTTCATCATCGTCCGCTCTGCTCGCATTGAAAAAGAAGTCACTTTTTTTATTTATTGCTAATTGAGTAGGCTTAGAGTCAAACGGATCGTTTAGGGCTGATGGAGGAGTGAGCCTTAGTAAAGGATCATCAAAAAATGATACCCTGAACGGCATGTATTTATAAAGAACTTTCATAATGAAACCTATCTTATTTAAGAACCTATCCCAATAGGATTTTATTCCAGACAATGACACCGCAGGAAAAATGCAGCATCGCTTCATCATTTTCTACCTTCTTTTCCCAGCGTGTCAGAATAAGACGGTAGCGGATTCATCCAGCTATGCGTTCTAGTCACTATCCAGCGATGCGCTTTAAAATCCACATTATTGATCGCTTCTGACTTCTCTTTCCGTGACTGGATGTGAGGTTCATAGCGGCGGCTTTTCATGTAGTTGATATTCTGGTTCGATAGTGAAACTCCAGAAACATTTAACTTTTTGACGTAGAGCAATTGTCACTAATTGTATGAGTTCTAATCCGTATGTTGTTGTCCAGCCAAAGGTATCTGTGAATACATTAGACTCCTGCTCTTCTAATCCTTGACAAACGAATAAGATAACTTTCTTCATCATATGATAACTATATAAATTTATAGTGATGATAGCATAAAAACTCTGCATTTTTAACCTGTTGTATACCGCTTGAGAGTCTACGGAGTGAATTTCCGCACCTGGCACAAAGCCGACCGTCAGCATAATCACGCTACGTAATTAATTACTTAACAATATTATAGTTAATTATTGAAATAATCATACCCACCTGCGGTCTGCACTGTCATTACGGGCGTCATGGCGGTGAGTCACAGACTGCAGCTGGGTATGTAGCACACAAGTGCAATGTTAATGATAGGAGGATAACGTGAAACAGAACTCGGCCGAAGTAAAAGGAATGAGTAGGATGGCGCAGCGCCTCCTGGATAAAATTGACCGACTGGAGCATGCCGTTAAGCATAGAGTCGAATTAAACAGGAATCCAATACCAGGTACCTCGTCTGACAAAGTGCTCTCTCTGGCGCAATGCGAATGGATATTGAAGGATTGCGCCATGTTTCGTCGCTGGATTAGCAATGCTGACATCGTCGAATCGCAGCCATGGGTAAACGCCTCACGATCGGAGGTAAGTATCGATGATATAGGAGTCCCCTTGCCTCTAGGATGGGACTTGATAAAAATCCCGGTCATATGCCCTATTTGTGGATTCACCTCAGAATAATTTAATAATACCGATAATTAATAGAATAACACCAATAATATCAATGATTATACCGATAGCACAGGGATATCGACTATAACCTCTAGCAACGAGGTTGGGAGCAATAAATCTTGCCCTAAAGGGATGATTTATCCACTCCCCCAAACCGATCAAAAACATACCTACTGATAGGAAGGCAATTGGTATTGTTGGGTAACGACTGAGAATAGATGTGCCATTAAGAATAAATAATACAACACCAACTGCGACAAGAACCTTATACCAGTAGTCAATTTTCATATTCGCTATAGGGTTTAATGATGGTTGCGTCATATTTTTCATAACCACATAAAAGTTGAGGAGGTTTTATGATAGCACGAGCGTGCGTGGATAAATATATCGGCATCTAACAGTAACTAGACAACGACTGGAGACAGCGCCGCCACGAACGCCGCAAGGCTCAGGCCATCCAACGCGAGCTGATCGAGTCGCGTATCGATCATGCGCTAGGTTTAAAATTAGCGCACCGCCCTGCCCTAAACCGGGCAGAAATCGCCAGCAAGCGCGAGTCGCATCGGGTCGATATGATCGTACTCTGCACTGGTGAGCGCCAACAGCCGCAGCCCAGCTGGGACATCTGCTGTTTGGCACGCTGGGCATTGTATAGGGTATCGTGACAATGGAGAGTGCTATCTACCGTCACCAGGAGTGACGAAATGTCAGCTAAGAGCGAACAGCGGACATAACGCCCTTTTACTAACACGCCTATTTAAGCCGAGCACTATTTTCTTTATAGTCACGACCGTACCAACAGGCTACAGACTGGCACTATTAGGGGATATTTAATGCCTATGCTCTGCAATGCATGTAGGTGTTGTTCACGTTCTTTTTCAAGGAACCATGTCGCTGTCCAGGTCGAATTAGGCTGGATGTGTTTTCTAATTTCAGCGAAGTAAGGCATATCGACCGCTGATAAAGAGTGTCCAACAATGATCACTTCGTTTACCGCGTTAAGTTGAGAGAAAAACGCCTTGCCTGCAGACATCACTTCCTCTGTATTTTTGAATGAATGGGTAAAGTACCGATTCAGAGTCTGTTTTCCAATTTCATATGCTAAATTGTAATTATCAGACATGTGCTGATACCACTGTTCCAGCTCCTCATCCGTTACGTCCGTGGGAGGTTCTTGAGGATGTTCTTTAAAATTTTCTGGATCAACGCCATGTCCCAGAATAAGCCTATTCCCAGGTAAGGATGCGTTGCCGTGGATGTAAAAAATCTGGCTATTTTTTATTCCGTAATAGCATTCAATAGTTCTGGTATAATTAAAATTTATAAATAGGGCGTTGTTGCATAGTTGCAGTGTTTTATCAGCAGCAAGCTCTGGATATTTAACCTGGAAAATAAACGACGCAAACTGGGTGAAAAGACCATCAGTTAAATTTTCAAGAATTCGTTGCATTTCAATATCAAATGCACTCCATTCTCTATCACGAAAATCTGGGTCACCCAGATTAGGTAGATAATCGGCAAATGCATCCAGTACGGCCTGAGAATCTAACCCTGCTAGATTACTTTCAAATTCACACCACAGAGGATGTTCATTTTTATCCAGTTTATCAAAATTTTCAGGTAGATCTGTGAAACCGACAAACTCAACTAAGTTATCGTACGAAGCCCTCTGGCACGATCGCAGAAAATAAGCAAAAGAAAAATAGCTGGTATCAAGACCATGGTGTAAATCAAATCCGTTTCCAGTTATGTACAGCTTCATGGTGCGATGTTCCTCTCTGTAAGTTGGGGCTTCACCATTTATTATTACTTTTTTATATATTAACAGATCTTTGTGTTTATGACGGTATCTTATTCATGCGAATTGACAATACCGATATCGTCGAATCGCAGCCATGGGTAAACGCCTCACGATCGGAGATAAGTATCGATGATATAGGAGTCCCATTCCCTCCAGGATGGGACTTGATAAAAATCCAGGTCATATGTCCCATTTGTGGCTTTACCTCAGAATAATTTATTAATGCCAATAATGAATAGAATCACACCAACAATATCAATAATGACTTGGTAAATCATTCATCTTTTGGAAGGTCACCTGAAAACCAAGCCGCGACCTTCTCTGACATATTCAACTTAATAGCCGCAGACTCTGATGAACGGCCAAGAGAGATAAGCGCCCTTTTATAAGCAGGGTCTCGTAACATCCCAAGCGTTGGGTTATCGCCCTCTTCCGCTTTAACGTAAGCAGCATGAAGATCAGCGTCTGAGACGCTATCCGGCATCGTTATCAGCGCCTTCATTTGTTTCGCTTGAATCTCATGTAGCATAGCCGTTTTACCCGGTTGCCATACAAAACTGGCGATAGATATTGCGGCAATAACGGCACCAAAAAGAGGAGCGCTGCCATAGGTGGCAAATATTGCTGACCCGAGCGTAATTTGAACAAACGTTAGCAGGCGATCTAATCTAGCGTATAAGATCGCATGCGTTGTTTCTATATAAAATGAATATCGAATACTAAAAAGCAATTCATCCCGGGTCATTTGGCACCTCTATTTTTTCGGCTTTGGCGCAGGCGTCGGCCTGTACGGCACTTGTCCGTCAGGTCTTGGACGGTCTGTACCACCAAATTGATTAATACGCATTTTACCCTCCATTGGGTGGAGTTAATGGAGAACCTCCATGTGGTGATGGAGTTCGTGCGCCGGACACGGGTAAGAATCCGGCTTAAATAAAATACTACCCCCGCTTATACACAGCGAGCAATCAAGAAATAAAGGGAGTGTGAGATGAAAGTATTAAGAATTAAATGGGCTGGATATTGCCCCGCTTGTGACAGCGATGAGCTTGACGTCACCACTGAACTCGGCACCAGTAAATTTCTGTATGCCGGCGATGGTGTCGTCTGCTCTCAATGCGGTAAGAAAGGCGAAATTGATTGTGATGATGACAGCGTATTCGCTGCATGGGATGAGGACTAAACCATGAGCACTATTACCAAAGAATGGCTACAGGCCGAACTTGTAAGTCCTGCTTACTCGTTGCCAGCAGCAGGAGGTGAATAACAATGCCTAAAACCCACACCGGCATCGTCATCACCCGGGACGGCAAAAAGCGGTTAAGCCTCCACGAGACCAAAACATCATGGGTGGTTAAATCCACTGAAAGCTACGACAAGACGACAGGCTACCGTTGGGGAGCCCCCAACATGCGCCGCCGTCTCCTTCTTGAAACCATCAGGCCAATAAAAAATGGTGAGGTGAACCGTGGCTAACTCATTCAAGCAAATGTGCAAAAAAGGCGGCCCGATTACCCGCCGTGACAGCGGAATGTTCATCAGCCTGGATGATATCCACGTACAGGACGGATTTAACAAGCGTATTGATGATGAGCGGACGCAGCAAGCCGACGAGGATCTGTTTCAGTTCCTGTTCTCCGGTGGAACGGTGCCGCCACTTGAGGTCCGCCCGCGCGATGAGGGCGGCGTCTGGGTCGTCGAGGGGCACCGCCGTATTCGGGCGTATCGCCGGGTAAGAGAGGCTGGTAAGCCTATCAGCCTGATCGCCATCGCCCCCTTCACAGGGAGCGATATAGAGCGCGTGGCGCGCATCATGACCAGCAACAACCAGCTGCCGCTGACGCAGTTCGAACAGAGCCTGGTTGTGAAGGAGTTGAGCGCATTCAATCTAACGCCAGATGAGATCGCCAGGCTGATCCACAAAAGCCGCGCCACCGTGGACAAACTGCTGATCCTCAGCGCATCGAATCACGACGTACAGCAGCTGGTGAAGTCCGGCGATGTCGCTATGGACGTAGCAGTAGATCGCGTGAAAGAGCACGGGGAGAGCGCCGGGGATGTACTGCAGGAGGATGTGAAGCGGGCAAAGGCTCAAGGGCGGAAGAAGGTTACCCGCAGCGTCACCGGCAGCCAGTTTAGCGCGACACGTGCCCGCCGGCTGGTTGAACTGCTCAGCGATGCCGAAATGGACGAGGATGGACGGACGCTGGTCCTACGAGAAGGTATCGGAGAGGAAGTGATGCGGATTATCAACGAATACAGCGGAGCATGAACATGGCCAGAATGGTGAGTTTAAAGGAATGGGCTGAAGATGAATTTGGCAGTTTAGCTCCAAGCCTTCACACATTAACGAAATATGCCAAAGGTCACATGATGGCGCCACCGGCCAGAAAAGTTGGCAGAAAGTGGATGATTGATCGTGAAGCCCGATTTATCGGCATTTTAGCTGAACCCAAAATCGCACCGACAGCAAACCCCGCGTTGAAGAGGATTATTGCAGATGGCAGCCAGACCACGAACCCACAAAATAACCATCCCCAATCTGTACTCAAAGTTAGATAAGCGTACCGGACGCGTATATTGGCAATACAAACACCCCGTAACGGGTAATTTTCACAGCCTAGGTACCAACGCAGAGGAAGCCAAACAGGTCGCCAGTGAGGCAAACGACATTATCGCAGAGCAGCGTACCCGGCAGATCCTCAGCGTTAACGAAAAAATCGCCCGTATGCGTGAGTCCAGAGAGTTTATCACCGTCACAACATGGCTAGATCGCTACCTTGAAATCCAGCAAGAACGGCTTGAATCAGGCGAAATAAAAATCAACTCCGTTAAGCAAAAGAAGAAGCCTGTCGAATTATTGCGCCAATATTCAGGGATGCTTTATCTGAAAGATGTTACTGCGTTGGAAGTAGCAGAAATCATTGATGCCGTGAAAGCACAGGGACATAGCCGTATGGCTCAGGTCGTCAGGATGACTATCATTGACGTTTTTAAAGAGGCGCAACACGCGGGGCACGTACCGCCAGGCTATAACCCGGCACAGGCAACAAAACAACCCCGGAACAGAGTGATGCGCCAGCGCTTATCGCTTGATGAGTGGAAAACCATTTATTCTGCGGCTGAACGACATCCTCCCTACCTCCAGTGTGCCATGTTGTTGGCTTTGGTGACTGGCCAGCGGATCGGTGACATTTCTAATATGAAGTTTTCTGATATTTGGGACGACATGTTGCACGTCACCCAAGAGAAAACAGGGGCACGTCTGGCTATCCCACTGGCTCTTACCTGCGTGGCGCTCAATATTTCACTGAGGGACGTCGTGACTCAGTGTAGAGATACGGTACTGAGCCAGTATCTGGTGCATTTTCGGCACACCACATCACAAGCAACGCGGGGGGATAAGGTTTCACCTAATGCCATCACAACCACCTTTAAAAAAGCCAGGAACCGCAGCGGTATAACCTGGCCGGAGGGAACCGCGCCCACTTTCCATGAACAACGCTCTCTGTCTGAACGACTCTACCGGGAGCAGGGACTGGAGACACAAAAACTGCTGGGACATAAATCACAGAAAATGACGGATAAATATAACGATGACCGAGGGAAAGAATGGATGGTTATTGCCGTTTAGCAATTTCGGTAACTTGCTGTTATACAATAGTATTTCTTTCTACATCCTTTGACACTGAATAGTTATCAAATGACATATAGGTATCTGTATCAAACAACGAAATGGCCTCCACCTGCTCCATAGGGATTACATGGCGAAAATGTTGTAAGTTCAGCCCTCGCTCATGTTGATCAATCGCAATTCCCTTTTCAAGATACAACTCATAATAGCGATGCTGTTCGTGATAACGCAGGGTGTCTTTGTCACGATACCCACTAATGTACGGAATGATCGCCAGATGCTGCGTGTGACTATGCTCAATCCGAGGTGCGGCGACATATCCGATATACACTTTGCGTGATTTTAGCGTGACAAAAATCAGCATATCCTCATCAATAGCCTGCACCAAAAGAGACTCGACACCATCCATTGCAGCCATTTCACGATAAGCAGCCTGTCTAACCTCTTCATTTTTAATCGCTTTCTTGGCTGCATCACCTGCAACATAAGCAAGCAAACAGGCAACAGCCATAGAAAACACAAAAAACATCGGATAGGAAAGGATCGTCTTATCAGTCAGCCATGAATACAGATCCTTCATGCCATATGAATCTGAAAATAAATATGGAATTGAGATGATAAGGCTTATTACAAGCAGTGATAAGTAAATAAACAGAATAAAAACAAAACCTTGAATGACAAACTTACACCCATGCATTGCAACATAGAAGTATGATGTCCAGCCATTAGTTCTTGCGTGGCGTATGCGGGATTGATAGTGGTTCTCCGTGTACCAAAACCCGCATACGAGTACAACCATTATGACCAATGGTCCCAT